GGTGAGAACTCTGGATAGGTCGTAGTTTGATAACACGGAATAACTGTAATCCCTTTTTCACCATCCCAGATCTGACCGGAGACAGTGTTAAACACATCCCCTTGCTTTAGATCCGGTAAGTACTTGGCATCACTCTTTTTGAGTTGCGGTGATGTACCTTGAGCAAGACGTATATATGGTATCTCCAGTTCGGTGGTGTCATATTCCACACCTTCACCAGAGGTTGCCATGATATCGTCCATTATTTCGGCTGGCAGACCAGCCTCTTCTTTTTTTGCTATTTCATTAGCCATCTTACTATTTCCTTTTCACTTCAGCAGTTCTTGCTACATAGGCTCCAAACATATCCAGATCTATCGGTTGACCTTTTTCTACACGCTCACGCACGAATGCCTTCAGCGTCATTGAATGGATATGAGTTTTGTTTTCGGGATGAAAACCGCGCTTCTCCAAGTCATGCATGACTTCACCAGCCATGTTGTCTTGCCCACGCCCAAACGACACAACGATGTCGTTCTTGATTATGTCATCCAGACCATGTTCACGGAGCCAATTAAATGCGTCCTGCTTCCGGTCGGCAGGGATTGAAGCTGATACAAACGGCTTCAGTGTAACGGTAGCACCGTCAACGTCCACACGCTCGATACCCATCTCGTCCATGAGCATAGGTATCTGTTCAGTCGCAATCCTCTGTTTTTCTGCTTTCAGTCCTTTGAGATATTGTTCAGTCTCGTCTATCTGTCCCAGCTTATCGTTAAGCTGGCGGACCAATCCAGATAGCTGCTTGCCCCCATCCGCATCAACGCCGGAAAGCGTATCCGCATCTGCGAACATTTCTTCATCAAAAATATTTTCACTCTGCATCATTGCAAGTACATCCTCTTCAGGTTTGATCGGGCTTGACGGAACCGTTCCGACTCCCTATGTTTGTACCATATAGGAGCGCATAGATGAAAGTCAACTACAAATTCAAAACTACACCATATGATCATCAACTAGAAGCCCTAGACCGTAGTATTGCTCGGTCTTACTATGGTTTCTTTATGGAAATGGGAACTGGTAAGTCAAAGGTGTTGATTGACACCATTGCTCATCTGGGCAGCCAAGAGATGTTTCCTCTTGATCAGATTGATTTTGCCCTGATTATTGCGCCAAAAGGTGTGTATCGAAACTGGGTCAACAAAGAAATACCTGAGCATTTTCCTGATGACATACCCCATTCTGTATTCTATTGGCAGGCCAGTAACGCCAAGGGGTATCGGGAGGATTTAAAAAACTTTTTATTCTCCAAGGAACCTGGGATCAAAATCTTTGTTATGAATGTGGAGGCGTTTTCTTCTGCCAAAGGAAAGAAGGCAGGCGAATGGATTGCAGATAAGTTCGGGAGAAACGGGCTGATTGCGATTGATGAATCCACTACAATCAAGAACCATAAAGCCAAACGCACAAAGTCCCTTATTAAGGTAGCCGCCAAGTTCAAGTATCGCAGGCTGCTGACAGGATCACCCATAACCAAATCACCCATGGATATATTCTCACAGTGCGAGTTCCTTGAACCACGCCTCTTGGGTCATGACTCCTACTACGCTTTTCAAGCACGGTATGCCATTTTACAAAAACGCAACATGGGCGCACTTAGCTTTCAACAGATCGTAGGGTTTAGAAACCTTGACGAGCTTACTCATAAGATTGATGAGTTCAGCTATCGGGTATTGAAGAAGGACTGCCTAGACCTACCTGATAAGTCCTACACGGTGCGCTATGTGCCTTTAACGCTTGAACAGGTCAGAATGTATAAGGATTTGCAGAAGGAGGCTCTGATACTCTTGGAGGGCGGGGAACTGGTTACCGCACCGCAGGTCATTACCCAGATGTTACGCTTGCAACAGGTCTTGTCGGGACACTTGAAGACAGATGATGGCAACATGGTTGAAGTCCCAAACCAGCGGCTGGATGCTTTGTTGGACTGTATCGAGGAGGCTAGTGGAAAGATCTTGATCTGGTCACGCTTCAGGTATGATATAATAAAAATAACCAACGCACTGAACCAGACCTATGGGGAGGGTTCGGCAGCGGCATACTTCGGGGATACGAGTGATGATGATCGTCAGCGTATTGTTAAACAATTCCAGGAACCGGACTCTACTCTGCGTTTCTTTATAGGAAACCCGTCTACTGCGGGATATGGCCTCACACTGACCGAGGCTACAACGGTGATCTACTATGCTAACGACTTTAATCTTGAAACCAGAATCCAGTCAGAAGATCGGTGTCACCGTATTGGTCAGAAAAACCCTGTTACCTACATTGATTTGATTGCGGAGGAAACCATTGATGGGAAGATCGTTAGTGCGCTTCGGGATAAAATTGATATCGGCGCAAAAGTATTAGGAGAAGAGGCAAGAGAATGGCTGAAATTAAACCCCAAGTCTTAGGCAGCATAGATGTGCTGGTCGATTACAAAAAGGGTGGTCTTACCTTGGAACAGGCAATAGACCGATTCCGTAAACTTACAGGACTTACACCAGATATAGCTGAACAGTTTTTAAAGGGGATGAGCCGTGACAACATCGTATCGCTTCAAGCAAAGAGAGAATACGATCAGAAACGGAAGGCGGCGGAACATGATACAACAGGGTGATGGCGAGATGAGTCGGCGCATTGCTGACGGTCTGTGTCCTCGATGTCAAACATGGGTTCCGCCAATAGAGGTTCACGGTCATATACAATGTGCCACATGCAAACTGGTTATAGGAGAATGCTGTCAGGGGGAACAGGCGGATGAGTTTACAAATAGTACCACTGACACTTCGGGAAGCGAATGAATTTGTAGCTAACTTTCATCGTCACAACAAACCTACCCATGGCGGCAAGTTTGCTGTCGGGGCAGTGGAAGGCGAGGAGTTAGTCGGGGTTGCCATAGTAGGCAGGCCAGTAGCAAGAATGCTGGACGATGGCCTAACCTCTGAGGTTACCAGAGTTTGCGTTGTGAGTCACGCACCCAAAAACTCTTGCAGTTTTCTTTATGGGCGGTGTTGGAGAATATGGCAGCAGATGGGCGGCAAACGCATGGTTACCTACACATTGCAAGAAGAGTCTGGCTCCTCGCTTCGTGGGGCTGGGTGGAAGATAGTCGGGGAAACCAAGCCCACAGAGTCGGGTTGGGATCGTAAGAACCGCAAACGGGATTGGCAACCCATATACGGGCAGCTGAAGTTTAGGTGGGAAGCATGATTATATCTTGGTGGTCGGCAGGCGTTACCAGTGCAGTAGCAACAAAACTAGCCATAGATAAACACGGCAAGGAAAACGTGCTGCCAATCTATTTCCATATCAACACGGCACATTCAGATAACAAGCGGTTCATCCGCGAATGTGAGGAATGGTATGGGCGGGAGATCATGATCACCAAATCCCACAAGCATAACAATCAGTTTGAAGTCATTACCAAGGACAAGTATGTCAATGGTCCAGGCGGTGCACGATGCACGCTAGTCCTGAAGAAACGAGTCCGGCAGCGGCTAGAAAAAGAAATGGATTACGAGGCGCAAGTCTTCGGGTTTGAGTATTCCAAGAAGGAAGTCAACCGCGCTATCCGGTTCAAGGAACAATATTCAGAAGCCAAGCCAATCTTCCCGTTGATCGAAAAGAAGCTGACCAAGCCGGAATGTTTGTACTACCTCGAGCAAGCTGGCATTGAACGCCCCACTATGTACAAGCTAGGCTATGGCAATAATAACTGCATCGGATGCGTAAAGGGTGGCAAGGGATACTGGAATAAGATTCGGCAAGACTTCCCTGAAAGTTTCCAGCGTATGGCGGAGGCAGAGCGAGAGGTCGGCAACTCTTGTATTCGTGGAGTCTATCTTGACGAACTAACAGAACGAGAAGGAGCGCAGCAGAAGTTCGTAATGCCAGACTGCGGCAACTTCTGTGACATTGAGTTTACCGAGATTATGCATAAAGACATTGACGCAATCATGCGTGAGCCGGAGCAGCTGAGTCTGTTCTAATATGAAAGGGGCGGATTGACCGCCCCTTCCTTTTATATAGTTTCTTGGATTTCACGACACGCTTCCTGAACCTTGGCTCACGAACCTGTCGCGCTATGGGATTGCGTTTCATTCTGAAGATTCGTAAGGTCCAGCAAATTCAAATCCAAACACATCCTCATTTACATGTTCGATCATTCTTTTCCGCACTTCTTCCCTCAATGCAACCTTCCAACCTAAATCAGTTGTGGAAAAATCCACAATTACCTTGAGCGGTATCGAAACATCGTAGTAACACTCACCACCAAACACTTCTAGTTCTTCTTCCGCTGTAAAACTAGCATCACTCATTTTTTGCTCCTTGTGGTTTTGTTTTTGCTCTTCTTCTTTTTCGGGGCTTTGCCGCCCTTCCAAGCCTCATTGATGGTCGGGGTGTTCTTGTCATCAGAAACAAGTCTGCCCTTCTCATCTCTCGCCCTTTCGGGTTCAGAAAAAAACATCGGGAAAAACATTCTTAAAAATTTATCAAACATCTTGAACTCCAAACTTTTTCTCATGATCCTGTTTAATTAAAACCGCCAGCTGCCTGGCGATTGTGCGTTCATCTTTTTTTGCAACGTCACGAATCATGTCATAAATCTCCATCGGGACAGCGACATTACGAAACTTTGCCTTTTCCTCTACTCGAGGTCTTCCGCGCCTGGCTTCCATTTACTTTCCCTTCTTTGCTGGCCTGCCGCGCTTTTTTGGTGGGGAGTGCTGAACGTAACCCATTACTTTTGGATCGTACTTCAGCCCCAGTTCGTCCACTGTTGCCACGAGGTTTGCAATCATCCGCATGTCCCCGTCCTCCAGAATGAACCTTACCATTTTTCCGCGCAGTAGGTTTAACGTGTCGTTTACTAGCATTGTTGTTGACATCTATATGCCTCCTTATCTCTACCTCAATATAATAACCATGGTGACCGTCACCTCTTTTGGGCACTCTGGCTGTTGCATCCAGCTGCTCGATCACCTTCTCAAGTTCGGTGGGGTTACAAACCACCTCTTTCACAATTTTTAATTTGTTAGAATACAAAGTAATTGTGAAATCTAATATTTTATTATCATTGCTCATGTTTATAGCTTGTTACTACGCAATCGTCTAGGACAATCTTTTTGTTCCTTGGCAGTTCAAAGTGCCGCCACTGAATTAATTTATGGTTGCACGCTTGCACTGACTGGAATGTCTTCGGATAAAATTCTGTCACGCATTTTGACTCGCCGCCTACAAAGACGGTGCACACAAGTGCCATGGCTTTAACTATCATAATTGTCCTCCGCTTCGGTGTAACCTGTTATCAGCACGTTCTGCGCCTCGTAATCTTCTGGATGCAGATCATTATCTTCTTCAATCTGAGCCACCGCAGCACCCATGGTTTTAGCGGTGACCCTGTAATAATGAGTGCCATGCAGAATGAAATCTTGCGCGATAAGATATTCTTTATCTTTGGGCAAGGTATCTTCGCTCAATTTCTTCACAAGTTTGCTCCATGTTCATATCCACACATAAACGAATGATATCCGCGACACTGACTTGGGTTTGTGTCAGCCGTGTCAGTTCATCAGATTTCCTGGATAATATGTCCAGAGTCCGGCTTCGCATCACCAGATTAAATGTTCTGGTGTCTTTTGTTCCCAGTTTATTAGGTCTTGTCATACTTGCTCTCCCAAAATTTTACTTCATCGTTCTTGGCATATTTAAAAGGGGTGATCTTCTTACCAGCTCTCTGGGTCGAATAAGTCCGGTTTCTTGATGCCTCTTTTCTCTGATCCTTTGCTCTCTTCTCGTACTCATAAAAGTGAGTAACACGATGGTTTAACTCAGCCAGATACTTTCCAAATTCATACACAGTCATTATTTATCCTCCAAACCTGTTTTTTAATCTGCTATACCCTCGCGCCTGACCCTTACTAATCATCTCACTTTCTCGCTTCATTTGAAGGTCTTTCCTAGCCTTTCCATTTTGCAGAAAATGTCTATTGTGATTTTGTATTGATTTTCTGGTGACTGTTCTATCTAACCAATCCTTGCCCCCACGACTTTTTATAAACGCCTCGCTTTTAAGTTCACAACGAAGTTCATCTTGAGCCTCCTCCTGAGTAAGTCCATAATCCTCCATTAGAACTTTTACCTGTTCTAAAAACTGTCTCGCACCTCCATATTTTGCTGCCATTTCACCAACAGAAATGTCAGGCGAGGATGGTGCAGAAATGTTAAGCGATCTTTGTGCGCTACCATCTTTTGGAATATCACGGTATAATTCAGCAGGGACTAGCCAGCATTGACCGCGAGGTGCTTTGCAGTTCTGTCCAGTGCGCCAGAATGATTTACCAGCCCAAGCCTCATGAATGTGATCTACCACCAACCGCTTTTGCTTTGTAATTGCAATGATCGGTTTTACATCCGGACGCAACATGCGATACCCTGATGCCGTGTGAAGAACAACAACAAGATCACCAACTTCGGGTGGGTATTCATCATAAAAAGCCTTTGTGACTTCCATATCTTCCCACTTGTCGCGCAATTTGTAAGTATATTTGCGACTATGCCGCTCTCGACCTCTTTTGGCGGGGTCATCGTCACTAATAAGTTCCAATCCTGGAATTTTGTGTAATAGCAAACCTTTTGGTTTCATCATTGTAACCCCTCTTCTGGCATGTCTTCGTTTAACTGACACTGGATATCGTGTTCGTTGCAATATCCTATGATTGAATAAGGAAACTCCTTGGGCGCACAATAATTCATGATGACCACCGCCTCCTGTCCGGTGGTTTCATCAACAATATATTGTAACCAATAATCTGAAACGTCATTTGCTGCCCAAGCAAAATGCCTGCCTAAATCACCCATACCCTGTGAACTAAACTGCCCAGCGACAGATGATAAGAAGCTTAGAGTCCAATAATGATTTGTTGGCTTACTCATCTCCCACCTCCACATGTTCGGCAAACTTTTGCCGCGCTTCGTTATAAACCTCGATGAGGCTCTCGCCATGCTTGTCGCACCACTCCTCTCGTGTCATGGACATTGCGTCCTCCTCCATATCCATTAACCATGCTTTTACTTTTCCCATTTAAACCTCCATAAATTTCAAGCCAATGTTCTGTGCAAAGGAAAACTGATCCATCCTTTGCATCCGCTTTGTTGCCGCACTTACTACACTTGGTTATCGCTAGCATTTGTAATTCCCTTCAACAGGTGACAGATAACATCAACGGTAAACCCATTTCCCAACATCCGATAGCGTTGGGTGTTGGATACATGGTTGGTGTAGTTGTCCGGCACTGTCTGCAAACGCTCACATTCAATAGGCGTGAGCTTCCTCCACTTGAGTTCCTCCACGTTTACCGCCACGTTATCTTTCTGAACCGTGGTCAAAGAATTGGTCTTGCCATCTTCACGCAACTCCAACTCCTGTTCCGCGAGTCCCGCAACAGGCATCTTGTGATCCTGACGCACACCGTTTTCACGATACCGCCCACGCCATGACCCAGCAAAAACCACAAAGTTATTATGCTCCCATGCCGAACCGCTTAACGTGGGAACCTTCCCATCGTCCGCTTTTATACCACCTTGGTTCTTGCCCCTCGGCACTTGTAATATCTTAGGCTCCAGATTGCCGCCAGAGTTCGCACATAAACTTGGTGCTTTGCCATCTGGATGATAAACACGCCTGTTATAATCGTGACCCTTGAGATCAGCCTCGCCAGCCAACTGCAATCCGGTATCGGTTGGATCGTCAAAATCAAAGACCAACTGCCTCCGGTGCTTTTCAAAGTATGATTTTAGATTGCCACCCTTGAAGTAGTTCGCGTCTATGCAATGGGACTTGTCCCGATCTGTGAACCCATCCTCCAGAATGTCTTTTAAATATATGTGCTTATTTTCCGGCAAATCCCTGACTGGAATGTTCGTCCAATATAAACGCCTCCGGTTCTGGGCACTCACACGATTGGAGTTGAGATCAATCGGCTTGCACCCCAACGCATCTGAAATGATGTCCTGATATTCCTGTTTCATGTTGACGTTCTCCAACAGGAAATACTTTGGTTTCAACTCTTTTAACAGCCGCACATATTCAAAAAATAATTTGCTGCGCGGGTCATCAAAGTTCAATTGCTTGCCAGCAAACGAAAATCCCTGACAGGGCGAACCGCCAACCAACAGATCAATTTTCTCATAATCAGGACTGTCTGACCATTCGCATTGTGGTGGCACGACCAAGCAACCATCCTTAGTTTTTAGTTTTGTTACGTCACCAACTTGGATCGTATCTGGGAAATTTGCCTGCGTGACCTTGATGCCATATGGATCAATCTCAGATGCAAAGTAGGTGGATGGGCGAATGCCCATCCGGTTCAATGCAATCTGGGTGCATGACATCCCATCAAATAAACTAAGTACGTTCATTATATCCTCCCCTACCAACTCGCCTGATATTCGACTGAATGCCAATACTCATCGCCTTGCTGATCCGAGTCCAACCAATCTGCGGCTTTATCAAAAATCTCCGCATCCTCATGGGCGTTCTCACGCAACTCGTCCCACCAATCATCGTCACCAAAGAAAAACCCTCGGCACTCATCGTTGTCCGCTAATCCATGGTTCTTATCCTCGCCACGCAAAACCTTGGCAATCCACCGCAAATCCTCGGCACTCAAATCAATGGGACGACAATTATCCTCACCATCAGCAAACGCATTCACGATAAAGTTATGCAGAGGCGCGTGCTTACGCCAATAACCAACCTCTAGTTTCTCGCTCCTACGCACATAGCCATCAATCTTCGGCACGTTGATAGGAATAATGCCCCCATCCTCATCGCGTAAGATTTCACCCTTGGAGTCCCTCGCATATTCAGTGTGCTTGAACTTATCTCCAGTCAGATACATATCTAATCCCATTTTACCATTCCTTCCTATCTTCTTCGTTGTCCCACCCATCCTTGTAGGCGGTGACTTGCTCCTCGGTCATAAAGACCCCATCAATCCGAATGCCTTTATATGTGCCACTCGGATAATAATGTGGCTCGTACCGTCTGCCATAATAGCGGTCAGCCGAACCACGATCCCTTGGACTACCGTTTTGATTGCTTAAATCAGCCATTATTCGCCTCCATTACTTGCTGAAACTTGAACCCCGAACCATGGCACTTGTGACAATCAACAATATCACCATAATTGTCCGCCTCAAAACCATGACCGCAGCACCAATCACAATGAATTGCGTACTCAATTCTTGAACCTCGAACCACGATCTTTTCTTGAATTTCTTGCATATCGTCCTCCATGACTAATATTTATTTGTTTGTTATACATCTAAAGGGGACACGCTGTCAACAGGGGTTTGTTACAGTTGTTACAGTATAAGGAGTAATTAGCTGAAAAAAAAAAAGGAAAAAAAATTTCAAATGTAGTGTAACAAGTGTAACAAGTGTAACAAGAGAGGAGCAAATCCACGCGCAGCAACGGTTTCACCTTGTTACACTTCTCTGGTAATTTGTTACACTTGTTACACTTCTCTGTGAGTTCTGGACTACATAGTCAAAACAACTAAAATTGCTATTTTTTCATTTTCTTGGTAGAAGTGTAACATGAGTAACAAGAAAACAGATATTCTTGCAGAAGATATAGAAGCGGAAACCGGACGAAAGTTGACAAATCGTCATCGAGAGTTCGCTCGTTACTATGTTGAAGGCATCTATTCCAATGCGGAATGCGCGCGAAAAGCAGGCTATGCAGAAAATTCTGCTGGTTCGATTGCTGGTCATCTTCTGGCAGGCAAGAAATTTCCCCATCTTGTAGAGTATATCCAAGAGCTTCGCGAAGAACGTGAACGCAGATATGGCGTGACTGTGACTGGACAACTGAAGCGATTGCATGAACTTTCGTCCGGTGCGGAGGAGGCTGGCCAGTTTTCGGCCGCCATCAATGCTGAAAAGATTAGATCAGCCCTAGGTGGTTTGACTGTTGATAGGCGAGAACAAATCCATCAACTTGACGATCTGTCGCGTGAAGAGATCACCGCTCGTCTTGCTAATCTTCGTAAAGAATATCCTCAAGCATTTATAGAGGGTGAATATACAGAGGTAAAAGATGCCAGCACCGGAAGCGAACTTTTGGAACACATTGAAACGAAACCTGCCGACTAACTGTTTTTCTACACGAATAGAAAACCGCCATGGCGGTGGTGTGCCTGACGTACATTTTACATGGTCTGGGCTTGTATTCTGGTTAGAATTAAAAACAACGAAAAACAATAGCGTGCGTTTATCTCCACAACAAATCGCGTGGAATAC